CGGTACCGGAAAAGTTGAAATTGAAGTTGGTGCCAAGACATATATTATAGAGAGGTCTTCTGAAAAATACATCAAGAGGCTTAAGGGCGAAGAAACGCTTGAAGCGAAGACTGATCTTGAATTTTATGCAATCGATCAGGTTATGGATCAAAACGTCAGTCACAACGGCCTCACAAGAAACGACACAGATAAGAATATTCGCAAAAAGTTTGGAACTCTTGATGATTTTCTACTGACGGCTATGTCTTCACAGCTTGATTCGTTATCCTTTGTCAAGGAGGGGTCAACAAAGAGGAAAGAGATCCTTGCAAAGTTTTTGGATCTTGAAATATTCGATCAAAAATTCAAGTTGGCGAAAGAGGATAGCACAGACTTGAAGGGCGCCCTCCGTAGGCTAGAAGGCAAGGAATATGATGAATATATTGCAGAGGCAAGAACGGCCCTAAATGAGAATCAAACAACAATAGTAGAACAAAAAAAGAATTACGACGAGCTGCAAAATAAGATTTTATCCCTGACTGCAGACTGCATTGCAATTAAAGACTCCATCGAGTCTATCCCAGCCGAAGTAGTTGATATTGTAAAGGTGCGCACCGAAGTCAAGTCCAAAAAGAATCAAATCATCTCTCTTACATCGCAAAACAGTGATTATAAGGCTGAACGAAAAGATAGTGAGGCGCTTTACCAAAAGATTTCTGAATTTTTTGATGTCTTTGATGTCGACAGTGTCACTGAGAAGAAAGAAAAAATTGATAATATAGCCAATTGCATCTCACAATTGGAGAACGACCTTGTTCTAAAGCAGGAGGAGTATAATAGAAACCAGAAGAAGTGTCAACTCCTCGATGGAATTCCTTGCGGCAATTCTTTTCCTTCTTGCAAGTTTATTAAGGACGCACACGTTGCAACGGCAATGTTACCGGTTAATGAAGATGAAATCGAGAATTTTGAAGAAAAAAAGACGATCTTTCAAGAAGAACTGGCCCACCTGAACCCAGAAAAGGTTAATGAACATCTTCTCAAATACCAACAGTTGCTATCTAAAAAATCTAGAGTTACCAGCAGTATTGCTGATTTAAATTTGAAAATTGAGAGAAATTTGTCCGTTGTCGAACGAACGAAAAATGATCTTGAGAAGCTTCAAATGAAGATCGATGAATATGAACAAAACAAAGAAGCAATTGAAAATCTAGAAGAACTGAATAAGAAGCATAAGATTATTCTTAAGGCTATTGAGTTGCACACTAAAAACTCAAAGAAATATGACAACAAGATCATGGAGCTTTATAAAGATAATGGATCTATAGAGCAGAAGCTTGAACATTTTATCGAGCAAAAGAACGAGTTAGAAGATCTTAGAGAGCAGTATTCGGCTTACGATCTTTATATGCGTTGCATGCATTCTAATGGAATTGCATACGATATTATCAAGAAGAAGCTGCCAGTAATTAACGAAGAGGTTGCAAAGGTTCTTGCAAATATTGTTGAGTTTGAGGTGTTCTTTGATGACGATGGAAAACGTTTGAATATTTTTATTAAACATCCAAATCATGATGCGCGCCCACTTGAAATGGGCTCCGGAGCAGAAAAGACAATTGCAGCCATGGCTATTCGCTTGGCACTGCTTTCTGTTTCAAACCTTCCAAAAGGTGATATCTTTATTTTAGATGAACCTGGAACAGCACTAGACCCAGAAAATCTTCAAGGCTTTGTCAGTATTTTGGACATTATTAAATCATATTTTAATACTGTGTTGCTTATCTCACACATGGATGCACTGAAAGATATTGTCGATATGACAATTGATATTGAAAAGAAAAATGGATACGCTTTTGTGAATCAGTAAACTATTTATAGGCAGGAGAATATTATGTCCAGTCTACTTGATAGAGTACTAGAGAAAGCAATATCCCGAAAGTTGTTGGTATTTTTAACCGCAACAGGATTAATGACTTGTTCAACCCTTGACTCCGAAACATGGGGCTTGATTGCCGTTGTGTATATCGGTGGTCAATCAGTCGTTGATATGATGAAAGCATATCGCCATGGAGGATGAAAATGAAAATCACAAAAACACAACTTAGAAGAATTATTAAAGAAGAATTAAAAGAATACGCCATGGCGGAGGAGCCACCAATGAGTGATCCTGCCGCTCGCCGCGGCCGCTTTGACAAACTTTTTGAAAAAGGTCAATCCGGCGATATTTTTGCCGAAGCAGTTGCAACAAGCTTAATGTTAGATGACGAAAGCGATTTTGAAGCGGTAGTCCGAGCTATTAAAGATTCGCTAGAAAGGTGGAGAGAATATCGGTGAAAATCACAAAACAACAACTTAAGCAGATTATTAAGGAAGAGCTTGAAGAGATGGTCGCCGACAGGGGCTCTGTTGCTGTCGCCAACGCAATTCTTGATCCTCATCCATCCGGCTTAAGAAAGATTGCCGCCGCAGCCGGCGCGAGAATGACTGGCATGGGAAACCAAGCCACCAGTCCATATAGTCAAATTTTAGATAAAATAGAAGAATATATTAGGACTGATTGTGCGCGAAATATTATGGAGATTGTCGGAAGATATCAGGGTGATAGCATCGATCCGCAATTTGCCATGCCAGCTCTTCAAGAGGGGGGCTATATGGGACGTTACATGGAAACCCCAGCAGGAGACACGCCCCAGGACATTGCCCAGGCCCTTATTAATTCTGGTCAGGAGATAACCGAAAGAAGCGTTGAGTCGGCGGTTATCGAAGCCGGCGCCCTAGATGACGATATTCCAGATTTTGTAGATGAGGTCATGGTGGCATTGGAACATATTCAAGGAGCATATTAAATTGACAATTACATGGTCCCTTGTCAAATTATGGTTGTCAAAGTTTTGGCTTTGGCTAAAGAAGAATTGGAAAGTTGCCAGCATTGTTGTACTGTCTTTAGCTGTTGTTCTTTTGTTGAGAAGAGATAAGAAAATAGTTGTTGAATCTTTAAAAATCGCACAAGAAAGCTATAAGAATCAGATCGACGCTTTGAACGAAAGTTACGAGAAAGAAGAACAGCGAAGGGCTGCCGCTGACGAGAATTTCAAAAGTACTGTCGAGAAAATAGAAAAAGATTACTTGAAACAGAAGAGGAAACTAAATATTAAGGAGAAGAAGCGTTTAAAAGAATTGCTTGAATCTTCTCCGGACGATTTAGACGAATTAGTACAAGAGGAATTTGGCTTTGAAAAAGTATGAAGAGTTACAAGATTGGCTGGATCAACGCGGCCTAACAACGACAGAAGCGATTAAGCTTGCTGGCGTTATGTTGCTTTCTCTTGGTGTTATCGGAATTATGTTATATGGAGCAATTGGAGCATTATTATTATGAAAGTAACAAAAACACAACTTAGAAGAATTATTGAAGAGGAGCTTTCTTTGCTCCGTGAAGAAGAAGTAGATCCGGATGCCATCGAAGCCGCCACCACGGCCGCCGAACAGCTTCCGGACCTTGCGGCGGGAATTATCGATCTAATCGGCAAAGAGATTGAATCCGTTGCCGCGGCCAACAATCTGAAGGACACTGAAGCATTAAAGGCCATGGTCGGCGAAATGCTATTGGAGGCATAAAATGAAAGATAGATTATTAAGACTTTTACGTTTGGACGCATTGGCTGTGCTTTTGTCATTTATGGCCCTAGGGCTTTCGATGTGGAGTCATCACGTAATGCAAGATAGAATTTCAAAACTTGAGCAGGTTGATTGTGCTTGCGAGTGCGAAACATGTGAACTGCCAGATAAATTGGTCGCCCCGGCGTATTGCGAGTAAAGCTTATATTATGAAAGTGCTGAAGTCGACATTAAGGAATATTATTTTAGAGGAATATTGTTCTGTACTAGAAGAAATTGTAAACAGTGTGACATCTTCGCTTTTGGCCGAACAGGACGCCCCTCCTGTTAGAAAGACGCCACCAGTAAGAGGCACAAACCTTTCTCGCGGACTCGATGCCACCCGTTTGCGACAAATGGGCCCAGATGTTCTTGACAAGCTTAAAGGCAGAATTAAAAAATTAACCTCTGATGACAATTCTCCCGAAGGATTATCTAAACGAATTAAAGCTTTAGAGGACCAAATTTCAGACACAGAAAAATACTTAATGCAAAAACCATGGATGAAAAATATTGAACAGGCTATTAAGAGTTATGATGATAACGAAATGCAAGATACCATCGCTGGGATCCGACATTTAATATCCAAATCAGCTCCCAAAAAAGACAAGCCCCAAGCTTACAGCTTCCCTGGAGGCAAATCTAATCCTTGGAGTAAATCCGGGGGTTAACAAATTGTATAAAAAGTGTTATAATTAACTTGAGGTGTTAATGAGAAAAATACTGATTATTCTTGGGCTTTGTTTCCCAATAGAGGCATCAGCAAATCCACAGTTCACAGATCTTGAAGAAGGAGAGCCTGCTCCATTTGCTGGCAAGCTTTTTAACTATGAGGCTGTTTCTGAGCTAATTGTAGAGAAAGAAATTGCCGACGAGCAGTGCGAAGTAGAAATAAGCTATCAATTAAGTTTACAATCTGCACAACACCAGCTTGAATTAGATAAATTTCAAATCAAATATGATGGATTGCAAGAGAGATATGATGCAATGAATTTAATTAAAGACGATGAGATCACTCGTCTTCAAGATTTAATTGGAAAACATCCAAATCGTCGCAATATTTGGATGTTTGCCGGCGGCGTTGTCGCCGGCGTTGCAACTTCTATTGGCATAATGTACGCGACAGCCGAACTAACAGACTAGGAGATATTATGACATTTGCCGTTCCTGCCAACGAGAAGACCCCGCAGAGCCTCTTTAAAGAACAGGCCGACCTCGGCGCGAGATTGATGCTAACAATTCCTTTCGGATCTTCAATTGAGGACATGGAGGGGTTTGTTTCTGTCATGGGATCAGAAAATAGCCATGAACCTGTAATTACTTTTTGTGTCGGAAAGCCGACCGGAGGCTGCGTTGTGTCGACAATTGTTTTTGACGGGACTAAAACATATTCCGATTTTATAGAAAAATTGCACACCGATCGATATATAAATTTTGATACTGCCATTGGCAGCGAGTCAGTGAATTAAATGAAAAAGGATCCGGATAAAATTGCGGCCATTGAAAAAGCCATGGCAAAGAAATATGGTAAGGAAGCAATCCAGAACCCAAAGGGTAATTGGAACGAGGAAAAAGAGAAGCAGTATATTGAACAAGTGAAAAGATTTACAGAAAAACATCGCAAGTCCGAGCAAATGTCTGAAATGGTAGAAGTAGATGGTATTTTCATATCCAAAAAACTACTTAATAGAGATCCAAATCGCTCTTGTCCGGTTTGCAACAAATATTCACTTAATAAAAATAGCGATATTTATTTAATAAAATTTGATTGTTGTTATGAGTGTTATGTGCAATATGTTGAAGATCGAGAGGATCGATGGAATTCCGGCTGGCGGCCAGATGAAAATTATAAGAAAACGAGAGGATACAAATAATGCCAACAACACTAGAAATTATCAGAGGGCTTTCCCAAGCAGCGGCCAACGCATATGATGGATCTCATCTGGAAAGCTACACGCATGATGGCGAAGCTAGGACGGCTGGATTAAAAAGAGAGGAGGGCAACCCCATTACCGATTCCCGCGTTGTCGATGGGTTTAGCGTAAAGTTCTCAGCAGACAAGCTGTGCATTCATTATCAATCAGATGTTAAATTAAAAGAAGTTCACTCAAATGGGTTTGAATCTGATATAGCGGGCATGATTGAGAGCGTCAAGAAGTTCCTTCAGAAAGAATATAAAAAGGTAACCGGCGAATCTGTGAGTCTCACGAAAGATCCAGATAGTGAAGTTCATGTCATGGTTCAAAGCACTTCCCGCGCTCGCTCTTGGGTTCAGGCACACTGTTGGTATAAGATCGGCGGTTTAGGCGATGTTGATCCAGTTTTAGGAGAAAGTGAGGATAGCGTTGAGGCCGGCTGGAAAAAATTTATTGATCAAGGTGGTTGGAAGGGTAAGCGTCCCTCAAACGACACTCGCAAGAAAAATGAAAAATAAAGCGGCATGTCATACCAATTATCAAAAAAACAGATAATAAAGGAAATTGTTACTTGCGGAAAAGACCCAGTCTACTTCCTTAACAATTACGCAAGAATTTCTCACCCGATGCACGGAAGCATCCCCTTTAAAACATACGACTTCCAGACACAGCTATTAAAAGATTTTAACGATTATCGTTTCAATGTTATATTGAAGGCTCGTCAGTTGGGCATATCTACCATAACTGCGGGCTATATTGTATGGATGATGTTGTTCCACAAGGACAAGAACATTCTCGTTATGGCAACCAAATTCGGCACCGCGGCCAACTTGGTTAAGAAAGTAAAGAATGTAATGAAAAACTTGCCAGACTGGCTTGTAATTTCAAGCATTGAGATTGATAATAGAACCTCTTTTGAACTGACAAATGGTTCACAGATTAAAGCTTCGTCAACATCTGCCGACGCTGGGCGTTCTGAGGCATTGTCTCTTTTGGTGTTAGACGAGGCTGCCCACATTGAGGGCTTAGATGAATTGTGGACTGGCTTGTACCCTACCTTGTCGACCGGTGGTCGTTGTATCGCCCTCTCTACTCCAAATGGTGTAGGAAACTGGTTTCATAAAACGTACATCGAATCAGAACAGAGCGCAAATGATTTTTACCCAACATGTTTGCCATGGGATGTACATCCAGACCGCGATCAAGAATGGTTTGAGAAAGAAACTCGCAACATGTCCCGACGACAGATCGCCCAGGAGCTGGAGTGTAATTTCAATACGTCGGGAGAGACAGTAATACACCCAGATGATATAAAAAGAATCCTGGCCAACAATTGCGAGCCACGCCACAAGACGGCTTTTGATAGAAACTTCTGGATCTGGGAAGAATATAATCCAGAAAATTCTTATTTGATGGTTGCCGATGTGGCCCGCGGCGATGGAAAAGACTTTTCTGTCTTTCATATTATAAAACTCGAAACGATGGAAGTGATAGGAGAATACCAAGGAAAGCTCACGCCAGATTTATTTGCGAATATGCTGAATCAAATTGGTAGAGAGTATGGTAATTGTATGTTGGTGGTCGAAAATAATAGTATTGGCCACACAGTTTTGGCAAAATTAGCTGAAATGGAATATCCGAATCTTTATCATTCAATTAAGTCAACGCACGAATATGTTGACCAGCATCAGGCGGAATATATGAACAGCGCTATACCTGGATTCACGAATTCGCTAAGGACGCGTCCATTAGTAATTGCAAAATTGGAAGAATTCATAAGAAATAAACTAATTACCATATACTCTTCTCGTTTAACAAATGAATTGAAAACATTTATTTGGTACAACGGGCGCCCCCAAGCAATGCGAAGCTACAACGATGATTTAGTCATGGCACTGGCAATTGCATGTTGGATCAGGGATACTGCTCTACAGGTCAATCAGAGAGATTTAGAGTACCAAAAGGCATTTTTAGGATCAATGGCATACACAAGTAAATCATTCAATACAACAATCCCGGGAATGAGGGATTATAAAAACAGTTCTTCTATTGAGAAAAAAGCGCAACAAGCCCACAAGCAATACGATGAATTTTTATGGCTAATCAAAGGATAAAAGATGGCACCAAGTAAGAAAAATACTAGAAACCCTGACTCACCTTTATTTAAAAGGCTGACAAGACTGTTTTCGGGACCAATTATAAATTACAGGACCCAGACTGGCCGCCGAATTAGAAGGCAGCATTTAGACAAATATTCTAGTAAATTTAAAAGCGCCTCTGGGCAACAATTTAAGAAAAGCATTTACTCTTCGATGGACAAGTTGTCTGCTAACGGCTTGGCAAACCAGAGAAGAAGCGAGCGCTACATTGATTTTGATGAAATGGAATATACTCCTGAGATTGCATCGGCCTTGGACATTTATGCTGACGAGATGACCACATCGTCAGAGTTACAACCTCTGCTAAGAATTAGATGTCCCAACGAAGAGATAAAACATGTTTTAACAACCCTTTTTCACAACATCCTAAACATTGAGGCCAATCTTTTCGGATGGTGCAGAACCATGTGCAAGTATGGAGATTTTGTGATGTATCTCGATATCGATGAGACACACGGTGTACAGATGGTCTTACCAATTCCACCGCAAGAAGTGGAGAGGCTTGAGGGACAAGACAAAGATAATCCAAATTACGTCCAATACCAGTGGAACTCAGCCGGCTTGACTTTCGAAAATTGGCAGGTTGCCCATTTTCGCGTTCTAGGAAATGATAAATATACCCCATACGGCACCTCCGTTTTGGAACCAGCTCGCAGAATTTGGAGACAGCTAATGCTTATGGAAGATGCGATGATGGCTTATCGTATTGTGCGCGCCTCTGAAAGAAGGGTTTTTTATATCGATGTTGGTGCAATTGCACCACAAGATGTTGAACAATATATGCAAAAGATTGTAACACAGATGAAACGCAATCAGGTTGTAGATCCAGATACTGGCCGTGTTGATTTGCGATACAATCCAATGAGCATTGAAGAGGATTATTTTGTCCCAGTCCGAGCCGGCCAATCATCCAGGATTGAAACTATGCCCGCGGGCAACAACGCGACAGCCATTGAAGATATTCAATACTTGAGAAATAAACTGTTTGCAGCCCTTAAAATCCCGCAGTCTTATCTTTCAATGGGCGAAGGCGCGGACGAGGACAAGACCACTTTGGCGCAAAAAGATATTAGATTTTCCAGAACAATTCAAAGATTGCAAAGAGTGGCCCTCTCTGAGTTGGAGAAAATTGGTATTATCCATCTTTATACATTGGGATTTCGAGGAGATGATCTTTTAAGTTTCAAATTATCTCTTGGCAATCCATCCAAGATTTCTGAGCTTCAAGAGCTTGAGCATTGGCGCGCCAAATTTGATGCCGCCTCCGCCGCCACAGAAGGCTTCTTTAGCCGGCGCTGGGTCGCGGAACACATGTTCAATCTCTCTGATGAAGAATTTCTTCGTAATCAAAGAGAGATGTTTTATGATAAGAAGTTTGACGCAACCCTTGAAGCAGCTGCTACGGCTGTTACCGAGGCGGCCGCCGCCGGCGCCGAGGGCGCTCTCGGTGGAGAACTTGGTGGAGACGAACTCGGTGGTGATGAACTTGGCGGCGACGAGCTTGGCGGTGAAGATCTCGGCGGAGAGGGAGACATGGACGCCGCGGAAGATGAAGGAATGCTCTTGGCAGAACCAGAAGCAGAAGCCCCCGCCAATCGAGATGTGCCAAGGACGAAGTCCTTTGATGGTTCGCATGTAACCCCTGGCTCCAATGGTCATAAATATAAGCCGGTAATCAGATCCAAAGCCCGACGCCGCCAGAATTATTTAAGCAGTGCCGGCGGAACGCCAGAGATGAATACGACTAGATCTAACATTTTAAATCCCTTCTATGGGCTTGAAAGGGGACTGTTTGAGTCAAAACAATCTAATTATTCTATAGATGATCAAAACGAAGAGAATAGATTATTCAAAATCAATCATGATATTCGTTTATTGATACACAACCTAGAGTCGAAAGAGGTATTGGAGTCAGGTAGTGATGAAAACTAAACACAACAAAAAAAGAAATACAGCATTTTTATACGAAACGTTAATTGTCGAATTGACAAAACGAATCCTACAAGAAGATGAACAAGGAAAGGCTTTAATCTCGGACATTATCAAAGAACACTTTAAGTCCGGAACGCAAATAAGGAAACAATTAAACTTATATAATGAGCTTTTAGAAACTCAGGGCATGGAAGGGCGACAGTGCGAAAGGTTGATCTTTGAAGCGAAGAATGCAAACAGCCGCTTAGACGATAGGCAAATCTTTAAAGAGCAGTCTGCATTGATAAAAAGAATCAACACCGAGCTGACAAAGGGCGTGTTTGGAAACTTTGTTCCAAACTATAAGGACCTAGCTACAATTTCGCAAATATTTAGTGAAGAGATTCCGATTAAGCACAGGATGCTTTTAGAAAAAAATCTGGTTGAGAAGTTGGCTCAACCCATCCCGCATTCGATCGACAATACACCAATTGATAATGTTGTTTATAAGACATTTGTTGACAAGTTTAATCAGCAATACGATAATCAATTAATTGCAGAGCAAAAAAGTTTGTTGAGTTATTATATTTCTTCTTTTACGGACAACAGCATCCAGCTTAAGTTGTTTTTAGAAAAAGAAATTGGCCGCCTGAAAAGCAGGTTAATAGAGTCTGTTCATACACCAGAGATTAACGCCGACGAAGATATGGCAAGAAGTGCAAAGATGGTGATTGAAAAGCTGAACAATTTAAGAAATCAAGAAATCGATGAATCTCTTATTGAAACTGTTTTGAAAATACAAGACCTTGTAAAGGAAATCGAAAGCTAATGCCAGTTCATATTCGCATAGGAAAAAAAGAAGAAGAGAAAGAGCAGTCAATTACACTTGAACTTAATGCAAGAAAAAGTTTAAGTGGAGATCTTATGATTTTTGACCATGCCGATATCGATATTGTTCTTATGGTGAAAGAATCAAAGGTCCTAACGTTCCCAAAAGATATTATGTCGGAAGTTGCTTATGGCGCACAAAGTAGATTATTCACCTTCTTAAGAAAAAAGGGAATTATTAAATACGATTCCGTTCAAGCCGGAAATGTTTATGGGTCGATGGAAGCTATGCTCCAAGAGAGCGAAGAGCTAGATGGCATCAAGGTTACATTGATTAATGTTTCTAATTTCATAAATGAAGAGCGCCCATACTTTGAATACGTTGATGCTTACGACAAGATAGACAAGAACAGAGTCACAGATCCAGATCGCTCTGATACTACTGAATTGGGCGAAGTGCCACAAGAAGAAGAAAAGGGCTCGATTAAGCCGGGATTTATGCGGGATCCATATGGTATGAACTATATGTATTCCAGAGGCTGATAGGAAGTAAATTGCAATTATTATGGTTTGTTTTGGCCGCGTATGGTCTCACTCAAATTCTTGTTTATGGTGATATATTTAATAAGATCCGCCCATCAAAAGAGTGGCTAAACAATTTTGGGCTGTTGTTTCACTGTCCTATGTGTATGGGATTTTGGGTTGGTGTGTTTTTGTGGGGCATAAATGGCTTTACAGAACTATTTACATTCGAATATAGTCTTGTAAATTTATTAATTTGCGGATGGCTATCTTCGGGAACATCATATATCTTGAATATTTTGTTCTGCGATAATGGATTTCAAATGGGAGTAAATAATGGGAAACCTATGGACAAGTAAGTGGCGCCTTCAGCCAGTCCGTCGCTGCTGCAAAGGCTCTTAGCTCGCGCGGGTAACGCCCGCATTAAGGAATTATAAAATGAAAATTACAAAATCAGAATTAAAAACAATTATTATGGAAGAGATTAAAAAAGGCATACAGGAGGAGACCTTACCTGTTGCCCATGGCATGAGTGTATCACATCAGGAACCAATGATGAGGCTAACTCGATCTGGGCTGGATTACATTAAGGGACTGCTAGCAACTGGCGACCTTCACAACAAAGCTGTTGCACGCGCTTTACTAGTGTCAGCTTCTGCAGAAATGCGCGCAGAGGTTGGTGAAGAAGAATTTCAACAGCTTAGAAAATTTTTGACCCTTCGAGACAGAACTCTATATCTGAATAACATGTAGCAGGAACAAATAATGTCAAAGAAACTTTTACGAGAATACTATGAATTATGCGAAGGTGGTGTTTGCCAAGATCTTTTAACCGAAGAGGAAAAAAGATATGTGGCAGCCGGCGGGATGATTTTGTCTGGGAAACTACAAGAATCAGATGTGCAAAATGGCAATGGCCGCATTTACCCTCATACAATTCTTGAAAGAGAGATGAAAAATTATACAAAACTCGTAAAAGAGAGAAGAGCCCTTGGAGAGCTAGATCATCCCGATGATTCGGTTATTAATTTAAAGAATGCATCTCACATGGTAACTGAGGTTTGGTGGGATGGTTCGAATGTCATGGGAAAGGTTCAAGTTTTGAACACACCGTCAGGAAAAATTCTTCAAGAGCTTGTAAATGACGGTGTGAAATTAGGAATTTCTTCCCGGGGTTTAGGGTCTGTTAGTGAATCCAAGGGTAGGACAATTGTTGAAGATGATTTTCAGTTAATTTGTTTTGATTTTGTTTCTGAGCCTTCAACTCCAAACGCTTTCATGATCAAGGAAGCAAAAGAGAATAGAATTTTTACTAAAGCCGATCGAATTAATCGTGCTTTAAATTCAATTCTAGAGGAATGAATTGATGAATATTACAAAATTACAGCTTAAGCAGCTGCTAAAAGAAGAGACCTCCAAGGCATTAAAGGAAAAGGTCAATCCCGCAGGAGTGGATGACTCGCGATTTCCAACCGCTTTAGGAGATGTTGATGCTGCTAAAGCTTCAGCGTTGGTGCAGATGGGCGACGACGAGATGGACAAAGGGAAGAACGACGATG